TATCCATTGTTCTTGTTGCTCTCTTAAGTATTCTATCTCTCTCTTTAAGTAGTCTGCTGCTTTCTCTAAGTCTTTTAACTCATCGTCTTTCTTTCCGCTTCTACAAACATACTTAATTATATTACCTCTATTGAAGTTTAATTCATAATCCTTTATGAAGTCTATAACGTCGTAGCCTTTTCCGTTCTCGTAATGTAAATAGGTTGCTCTCATATTATTTTGGTTTCTTTGTTTTCATTTTCTTTGTCTACTATTAGTTTTAGTGCCTCTACCTTTACATACAGCTGAGCTACTATGTTCTCAAGTCTTAGTATGCGTTGTATTTGTGTGTGTTTCTTAGCTTTCATTTAAAACATTTTAATTTGTGTTTGTGGCTTGTAGCTTGCGTCATAATTTTTGTTTTGACCTTTTGGGTAATTTAAAATATTTAATTTTAATTTTTGTTTACATTTTTGCTTAAAGGTTTTACTACCTTTAAAGTATATATATCTATTTTTAGGAAGTATATTTATTTTTTTTAATTTTAATTTTTTTTCAATATCATTTGCACAAGGTATCCACTCAAAATTGTTCATAATGGCATCAAGTTCATTATCAAAACAAAACAAAACTTTTAGCTTATTCCAGTCCTTAACACTTGGAAAACTAAAGCCTTTATCTAATCTAAACCAATGTTCAAGTTTCTGCTTATGTATGTTTAATTCTTTTGCTATCTTTTCGTTGTTGTAATTAAAAAACTTTTTTTTATCTCTTAAATATTGTGCTATAAATTTAGCGTCAATATTATGCTCGTTTATTCTTTTTTTTACTATTTTAAATTTATAATTTATTACTTTATCAATCAACTTTAAACTTCTTTTGCTTGGTGTTTTAGTTAAAAAAAAACCTCTTTTAGCTTTTTGGTATGGTACTGGTTTTTTAAACTGGTCTTTTGTAATGTCTATAATATTGTTGTTATCGTCTTTTAAAAACCAATGTGTACTATTTTCGTGTTTTATGTTATACACTTTTAAATTTTTATTTGACAAATGATAATATGTTTCACTCGCAATGTAGCAATGACCAGTAAATTTATTTTTATTCGTAATGTTTTTATATTCTTTTTTTAATAAATCGTCTGTCAAATTACAGACAATTCTATCTATTAAGTTTATTTGTTTTTTTAAAGATTTTTGTTTATGACCAATATTTCTAAAATGAAACTCCAAGCCGTTTTCGTCAATTAAAGCAGAAGTATTTGATGATAAACCAGTGTATATAAAATTTGTTGCTTGATATATATAGCCATAATGTTGCATATTCAAATCACTAAAAGAAACTATTATTTTATTACCTAATAATTTATTAATTGAATTTGAAACAAAAAAAGATAAACTATTTTTAGGTAAGTTATTATTTGTAACTAATCTATTTAATTCTATAACATTTGTTTTGTAGTCTAATCCACAAATACTTTCTGCAAGGGTGCTGCTTGGTGGCATCCCAAAAGTACAAACACCCTCTAAAACATTATCTATATACAATCCAAAAGCATAGCTTATACTTGGTATTCTTTTAGCATAGTGCTTATTCAATAACCAGTCATAAGTTTCAAAACTGTCTATGCTTTTTACATTCATAATTCCCCTGTTAAGCAATAGTTATCTAAATCGTTCCCCTCTATAAAGAACTTATTGTATAAGTCAAGTGCTTTCTCTACTTTCTGTTCGCCTCTGTAATAAAATTCTTCTGAGCAGTTAAAGATACCTATGTCAAGGCTTTTCTTATCAAGTACTAAAAAATAGAACGACTTAAAATCTTTCTTAAACAAATTGCAATACAGATAGCATTGCACATCATAAGAATATTTTTGTGCCGAGTAGCTAAAGTCTTTTACGCTTGATGAAGTTGTTTTAAGGTCTACTATTCTATTTGTGGCTAACACATCTGCTTTACCTCTAAATGGCATTGTAAAACCTCCAGCACTAACATTATCTATAGCTGGTATCTCAAATTCTGCTTTAGTTATTAACTCTTTTGCGTGTTCGTTTCGGTAGAACGCATCTACAAGCCTATCAGCATCATTACGTTCTTTAATAGTAAATACTCTTGGGTTTTCTGCTTTAGCTTCTCTAAACTTCTTTGTGTTCTTAGATTGAACATCTATAAAGGTTTGTGCTGCAAATACCTCTGGTTCTAATATGGCGGTGTGAAAAAGCCACCCATCTCTTAAAGGTTGACTTTCAGCAGTACCATATTTTAAACTAAAGTTATAAGTCTTAGGGCTTGAAAGAAGTTGTTTAAGGCTACTACTACTAAGAGCTAACTTGTTTAGTTCTCCATAGTAAAAAGAGTCATCATTCATACGTTTAAGCAGTTCTGCTCTATCGTAATGCTTTCCGTCTAATAGTTGTATTTTATTCTGTGTCATAGTTGTAGCAATTTTTAGAGCAGTAAGTATCTCCGTTTGTTTCAGTTCCACAAGTTCTACATTCCGTTAACTCGTCTGACTCATCTATATAAGAATCTAAGTAACTCATATATTATATTGTTTTAATTTGTTTTCTAAGTCTTCTATTTGTTTGTTAAGCTCTAAGATAGTTTGGTTCTTACTATCTCTTACAGCAGTTACTTTCTTTTCAAGTATGTTGTTTTCTATATTAAGCTGGTTAACATATTGACCTATTTCACTAACACCTTGTATGAAATGTTTAAGGTCTTTGTTCTTTGGCTTTGCATCTGACCACTTAATAACCTTATCAGATATAAAGTTAAACCATAATAAATATGATTGTCTTTGTAGTAAGGTCATTATATTGCCATCCCTATTACAACTCCAATACCTAATAGTAAAATAGATATAGAAAATACAATTAATAAATCTAATTTAGCTTGAGCATCTTCTTCTAGCTTTTCTAGTTCTTTCTTTGTGTAAACCTCAATACGCTTACCTTTTACATTAATGTGTAATCCTGTTTTTGTTTTTGTCATTTTGTTTAGTTTTAGTAAATGTTATAAATTATACTTCTAATTATTTCTTGTCTTTTAAGTAGTCGTTCTTTGACATCTTTAGGTACTTCTGTTCTTAGTGTAGTTTCAATGTCTTTTAACTCTTTGTTTAAATCGTCTAATTGTGTAATCATAATTTTTTTGTTTTAACAAACCTAATTAAAATTAATGTTATAAACAAATTATAAACAAAGTTTTTTATTCATTCATCTTAAAATAGCTATCCCATATACCCAGCTCTGTGTCTTCTTCATTGATATTCACAATAGCTGCATCACTTTCTTTTAGTAAATAACAAGGCTTAGATACTTTTTTACTTCCCCATAGTGTTGTGTCTGGGCAATACATATTTTTTACCTCTAAGTCTTTTAAGCTGTTAAGCCAAAATAGATAGTTTCCTTTAGGGTCGTTTACAAAATACAGAGCTACCTTTCCTGTGGCTATTAGTTTATCAAACTTAGCCTTTTCTATTATCTTAGTGTCATAGTATTTATTCCTAAACTTCATCTCTATAACACATTCTTGAGATTTTGGTGTCTTTCCCTCAGCATCCCAGCTTACGCTACCCTCTCCAGTATGACTTAAAGTCCAGCCATCTAAGTTCAGTAATGTTACTACTGACTGTTCCCACTTATGTATGTCTTTAATCTTTGTCATAAATCTTATCTATTTCATTAATCCATTGAACTAATCGTGATGGGTTGCAGCTACAAGGTTCGTGGTACTTATGTTTGTAGTAGACTGAATGAAGTTGACACAAGAGCTTATATTGTTCTCTTGTTAGCTTTCCTTTTACATCAGCTTTAAACTGCTTCCATTGTTCTCTGTGTTCTACTTCCATAAGTCTAAATCTATATCGTTCCACTCATCTCTACGTTTATCACATCCACAGTCTGGATTTATCTTTTTCCATATATACCTTATACCTGTGTAGTAAGTAATATAATAAACTAAATCTCCTAATCTCATAATTTATCTTTAATGTTTTTAAGTGCTGTCCTGTAAGTATTGTAAAGACTATAATAACTTATCTTAGTATCTCTACTTAGTGAAGCTACTGACTTACCAGAAGCTACTAAACTAAATACCTTAGAGTCATACCAGTACATCTCTTTTAGTATTTCATCTATATTATCTTTTTGTTTAGCATATTCTACCTCGTCTATACCTAAGTCTTCTACTTCTTTTATCTCTCCGTTTATATCCTCTATATAAGTCTTAAGGAAC